AACACTCACGGTGAAATCAGCCGTAGCACATACATCAAACACTTTCACACTCTGATCAATGAAGAATGGGCTAGGATATTAGAAGTGGCAGTAACCTGCGACCATTTGGGCATTATGCCTCTAACCAATCGTACACTAGAAGACTGTGAACATCTATATGAAATCATAAAGACACATCATTCATTTGGGGACAATCTATTATGCCCCTCACCAAAACAGGAATCTAGACTACCACGTGCTCTTAGAGACTTGCCAGGGTCAACTACCACTGTGAAGACTGCTACCTGGCGAGTAATGATGAACCTAAGAGAAGCCTATTGTGATATGTTGGGCATTGTGTTGCCTAACAGTGACAGTTCAATTGGACTGCTAGATCCTAAACCAAGAGACCAACTGTTTGAATTCTAAACCTACCATAACAATAGAAGTAGAAGCATTTAACAATAGGAACCTTGCCCTAAAAGAAATGGAACGCCTCTGCCAAAAGAATCATTGTGTGGGGTGTGTAACAGAACAAGGTGCTCCAATTGCTTGGTTCTATCCTACCAAAAAAGCTGACAAAACTCTTAGTTGAGGTTATACTGTATAGACACTGAGGAGACACTATGAAATACCTAATCCTAATTGCCATACTGTTTACTACCCCTGCCCACGCTGGCCTATTGGACCTAATGGCAGGCTATTATAATTCAAGAGACAAGTGTCAACTCAAAAACTATCCAGGTGGTGTTGAAAAAGCAGACCCCAGCCAATTGCCATCCTATTGTGGCAAAGGCACCTATTCAAGACAACAGCGTATTGACCGTGCTTTGGACAGTGGATCAATTTATGTGCCACTTGGCAATGGTGCTTCAGGTTATCCTAACACCAACAAACCACGTGAGACCTACCGCAACCGTATTGGTAACGCAGTCTTAATTCAAAGAGCAGACGGCAGTTTTGAATATATACAGTTGCCGTAAGGCCTTTTATTAATCCTAATAATAATGACGTTCAGCCCCCTTTATTGGGGGCTTTTTTTTGATCTATATAAATACAAATATGAGAAAGCCTTATTATCCTACACCGCAAACTGACAGTGGTAGACGCAGACGAGATCGTTGGATCACAGGATCAGACCCTGTCCTTAGAGACAAATACTATGCTTACCTAAAACACAGAGCACAGGCCAAGTATAGGCGTGAACACTATGAACTAGACTTTGAAGACTGGTTAGAACTATGGCCAGATTCCAAGTGGCACCTTAGAGGTAGATATTCACATTCATTATGCCTAACACTCTTAAAGCCTGAGTTTGGTTGGGTAAGAGAAAACTGTGTGGTCGTCAATAGAGGATCACAGTGTAAGAGAATAGGAGGTAGAAATGTTTCAGAGCACATTTGATCCATATGAAGTATTACAAGAACTGGTTACACATTGTGAACGCAATCACAAGAACACAATGGAGTTGGCTGCCGCACACAACAAACAGGCAAGGGCATTAGAAGAACTAGCCAAACAACACCAAGACCTAATTGATTTGTTTACCAAGACACGTAAAGAATTAGTAGACCTACGCACAGAATTAGAAATGAACCGTATTCGCAACAAATGAAACTGAGTGAATGTCAACAAACTGTAGCAGATGATCCGCATCGCTTTAAGGTAGTAATTGCTGGTAGGCGTTTTGGCAAAACCTATCTTGCCATTAGAGAATTGTGTTACCACGCTAAAGAACCAAACAGAGAAATATTCTACATCACCTCCTCATATAGAAGTGCCAAGATGATTGTGTGGAAGCCCCTCAAGCGTAGACTGCTAGACCTACGTTGGGTAAAAAAAATAAATGAAGCAGAACTTTCTATCACACTCAAGAACGGTAGCACCATAAGTCTAAAAGGTTCAGAAGATCCAGATAGGTTGCGTGGTGCTTCACTTTCATATTGTGTGATAGACGAAGTCGCAGAATGTCAACCAGAGTTATGGTCAGAAGTAGTTCGTCCTGCCCTAGCAGATCAACAAGGTGGAGCACTGTTTATAGGTACACCCAAGGGCAAAGGCAATTGGAGTTATGATTTATTCTGCCAACAGGAAACACAACCTGATGTGTGGCAAAGTTTTCAGTTTACCACATTGGATGGTGGCTTTGTTACTGAAGAAGAAATAGAACAAGCTCGCCACGATATGAGTGAACGACAGTTCCGTCAAGAGTTCCTTGCCACCTTTGAAACATTTGAAGGGGTAGTGGCTTGGAGTTTTGACAGAGAGAAAAACATTAAAGAATTAGAAAACCCCAACCTAGATCAAATTTTTGTGGGCATGGACTTCAACGTAACCCCACTAGCGGCTACAATAGCAGTAAGACAAGGTGATGACCTATATGTTATTGACGAAATATATCTGTATTCTTCAAACACCAATGAAATGGTAACAAAAATACAGTCAAGATATCCAAAATCAAAGGTATATTGTTACCCTGACCCCTCTGGTAACCAACGCAGAACGTCCGCAAATGGGCAAACTGACCACAACATTTTAATCAACGCAGGTTTTATAGTAAAAGCACCAAGGAAACATGACCCAGTCAAGGATAGAATCAACGCTCTCAACGCTAGATTGTGCGATTCTAAGTCTATTAGACACCTGTTTCTGTCAAAAAAGTGTAAATACACTATAGAATGTTTAGAGAAATATTGTTTTAAAGAAGGAACACAAATACCAGACAAAACCTCTGGCTATGATCACGGTTTTGATGCGTTGAGTTACTGTGTCGCCTTCTTATATCCATTACGTAGGCAAGTTGAATCCGTTGCTCCTACTAGATGGACAATACGATAGGAGAACCCATGGATATATCCCAAACTATTGCCAACGAAGTAGCAGGACTCTTAAGTGGAAATGAATTCTACTCTGCCTACAGAGATCGTTATCAATTTTTATATGAATCTTATATAGGTGGAGAAGAATACAGACTTGCTGGCCACCTTACAAAATACCAGTTAGAGTCAGGTGGCGAATATTCGCATAGATTAAACACTACCCCATTAGAAAATCACTGCCGTTCAGTTATACAGGTATACAATTCATTTTTATTTAGAACACCACCAGAACGTGAACTAGGAACACTAGAACGCAATCCTCTTACAGCTGACTTCTTAGAAGACTGTGACCATGATGGCAGAAGCCTTGATGCGTTTATGAGAGAATGTTCTACTTGGAGTTCAGTGTTTGGCCAAGTATGGGTTATGGTGGTTAAGCCTAACCTAGATGCTGTTACTCTAGCAGAAGAATTAGATATGGAATCAAGACCATATCTCAATATGCTTACACCATTAGCAGTAACAGACTGGCAGTATATGAGAAAGCCTAATGGCAAATACAAATTAGACTATTTCAAATACATAGAAGACATTAATGGTGATGTGAGAACAATCAAAGAGTGGTCTCCAGACATGATTATTACCACAATGGTTGACACAGAAAAAAACAACATCATTAACCGTGAAGAAGAAATAAATCAATTGGGTTATATACCTGCTGTTTGTGTTTACAATGCTAGAAGCACTGTGAGAGGCATTGGCCTTTCAGACATAACAGACATTGCTGACGCACAGAAGATGATTTACAATGCTACATCAGAAGCAATAGAATCAATCAAACTAGACACACACCCCAGCCTAGTAGCAACACCAGAAACAAATGTAGGAACAGGTGCTGGCGCACTTATCCATATGCCAGAAAACCTTGACCCAGGCTTAAAGCCATACGCATTAGAGTTTTCAGGTGCTTCAATAGATTCAATTTACAAACATATTAACCATACAATAGATGCCATAGACAAAATGGCAAACACTGGTGCTGTGAGGGCTACAGAATCAAGAACAATGAGTGGAGTAGCAATGGAAACGGAATTCCAATTGCTAAACGCTCGCCTATCAGAAAAGGCAGATGCTATGGAATTGGCAGAAGAGCAGATTTGGAAATTGTTTGCTGAATATTCTAACACTGAGTGGACAGGCTCTATTGATTATCCAGGGTCCTTTAACATTAGAGACACATCCGCAGAAATACAGCAGTTAAGAACAGCAAAAGAATCTGCTACTTCACCTCAGCTAATGGCAGAGATTGATAGAAAAATTATGGACTGGTTAGACATTGAAGAACCAATGGAGTTTCAACCCCACATAATGGTCAATCCCCAAACTGGCGAACAAGTGGTAGCACAAACAGAAGCAGAACACTTGGCCTTGGCCGCACAAGGTTACACACATCTAGGAGAATAACATGGCCACCTACAGAGGGTCACCGTGTAAAACAAACTG